GTGAACCATGTCTTGTAAGATTGCTGAAGAAATCCTCATCACCCCTGTTATCGCTCCGGTTGCTCAGACCGCTGCGGGGAACACCACAGGTGCATATATTGCTTGCCCGCCGACTCTCGGAAGCATTGACTTCGTTGTCCGCTCCGGGGCATTGGCTGCCGGCAAGAAGGTCACCGTTGAAGTGTATCAGGCAAAAGACACTTCCGGTACCGGTGCTGCTGAACTGACCGCGTATGAAACCGTCTTCACTGCCCCGTCTGGCGGCGCGACTGACAACACCATCACCGTCAGTGTTGATAACGCAGACGTTACGCTTGGCTTTGTGACCGTCAAGGTCACCAATGATGCCGCGTCCGCTCTGCCGCTTGATGCCTTTGCGATGACCCGCAAGGCGAATCTCGACTAAGTAAAGGAGTCAAAGGATGGCTATTCTCGACACAGTCAAACAGGCTTTAGCAATCTATTATTCTGAGCCTACAAAAGACGCTGAAGTCAGCGGAATCATCGCCGGTGCAAAGGCGTTCATGCTGTCTGCGGGATGGCCATCCGCTGATCTGACCGAAGATGCCGAAACACCTGAAGCGGTTCAGGCAATCATCAACTATGCCAAAGGCGCGATCAATACCGATCCCGCAGAAACGAAGATCAGCCCGATCTTTATCGCAATGACGGTTCAGGCGCGGGCCGTTCCCGAACCTGAACAGACTGACGAAGGGGAAGGCGCATGAAGATCCGCGCTCGTTTCACATCACCTATATCCTTTTGGGAGAAGGTGACAACCTATGTTCCAGGACAGGGGAACACGCCTTCATGGGTGCTGTTCACCCAAGGCACGATGTCTGTGTTTCCGTGCGAATGGCGCGGGAAGATCCTTGCGGGGAAAAATCAGAACGAAACTTTCCTCGGAGACGCGGAAGGCGCACTGGAGCGGGCTTCTATCAGGATGCCATATATCCCGGCTCTCTTTGAAAGACTCCGCTCCGGTGCAATGATCGCGGTGAAAGGCTCGATTCCTGAAGGTGAAACAGGGCCGAACCTGACTTCTCAGAACGTCTATGAAGTCTTTGGAACTGTTGACAACATGCTTGAGGAAAACCAGTACATGGAATTCCAGTTGGCACGATACGAGGCGAAGTAATGATGAAAAACATCCTCAATTTGGTTCAGTCTACGCTTGACAGTCTCCTGATCAAGGATGATGCAGCTGTATATTCCTTTTGGGGCAGACGGGCTGAAATAAGCGCAGACAATGAAACTGAGTATGTCATCTATTCCCTTTCGGACGATACCGCCGAAGTATCCGCAGACGGTGAACTGTATTACCGCACCGCGTCAATCGTCTTGCAGTATTACGTCAAGTACAGTGTGGCGCGGACGTACCAGGGAAGGCAGACCGCTGCGGACAGGATGGATTCCATTCTGGAAGCAATGCGGGCTGTCGGTTTCGGCTGTGTTGGCGGGTGGAACGAGATCGGGGACGTTGACGATGTCGGTTTCGCCACATTTCGGGCGGTGTTCACGATCCCGCACCTGATGGAGATCACGAACAATGGCTGACACCGTAAAAACGAGCCTTGCGAAAATGGACGAAGCCATTATGGGCGTTATCGGAAATTACCGCAGTCTCATCCTCGATGCAATCGCAGAGGGAGCGGACGAAGGCGCGAACATCTTCATCAAAGAAGCGCAGAAGGTTTCCCCTCCATTTGAAGGAAAGAGCAAAGGAAGCCCGCGCTATCGGGACTGTTGGGCAATCAAGAACCGTCCCAAAGCCAAATATGTGCGCTCTGTCGGTAATACGAAAAGGGTCAAAGGTAAAAACGGGAGTCAGATCCCGCTCATCAATATCCTTGAGTTTTCGACCGTCCGCGGTCGTCCGCATGTCGCTAAAGCTGTGAAAAACAGCGAAGGTCAGATTATGGAACTTTACATGTCAAAGTTAAAAAAGGTAGGTGAATAATATGCCTAATAGAGTTAATTGGGGTCTCGCGGCTTCTGCCTGGGGAAAGATCACCAGAGACGCGCAGGGCAATGACGTATACGGCGCACCGACTATGTTCCTTGGTAACCGTCAGGTTAACTGGGATCCCGCCGGTGACCTCGTCAAAGTCTTTGCAGACGGTACGGTGATTTACACCGGTCGGCAGAACTCCGGTTATACCGGAAGCCTTGAACTGACCAATCTTGATGACGATCTCGCGGCGTGGGTGCTGTCCGAAAGTGTTGACAGCAATAACGTCCAGTTCGAAGAAAAAGAGCCGGTGGTCAATCGGTTCTACCTGATGTGGGAATGGGTTCAGGATGCAAAGAATACCCGCCACATCATGTATAACATTACCGCTTCCCGTCCTTCCATGTCCGCAACGACATCCGGGGACGGTGACAGCAAGACCGCGCAGTATCGCACCCTGAACCTGACTGCGATCCCGCGTGATGACGGTATCGTGAAGGCTTCCACTCGTGTGGATGTCAATTCGACAGTTTATAACAACTGGTTCAATGCCGCGTATGTTCCGACCGGATCTGCGTCCCAGGCTGTGACCTTCACCGTCACCAACGGCACATCCGCTGTTGCTGATGCGATGATCGTCCTGTCCAACGGCACGACCGCGGTCACCGGCTCTGACGGTACTGCGGTGCTGAATCTGCCCGCCGGGACATATGATGTCATGGTCTCCGCTGCCGGTTACACGACTGAGACTGACAGCGTTACCGTTGCTGATGCCGCTGTTGCCAAGGCCATCACCTTGACGGCTGCATAGGTTTCCTCTTCATTTCAGTGTTAGTGGGTTAGTGAGTAATGAACGGGTGGGTAACGCTGAAATGATACTAAATGGAGAGAATCGATGTATATCACACTGAAAATGAAAATCGAGGAACAGGAAATCGCGATTGATGTCAATCTCGCGAACCGCGCAGGGCGGATCTATCGTCAGCAATACGGGCGGGATCTCATCGCGGACATGAGCGACTTGTATAAAAAACTGCACAAGTCACCATTCTCGGACATCGACATGACAGGCGTTGACCTGAACTCCCTGACTGAACAGGAAATATTCGAACGGATCATGTCCGGGATTGATGTCAATGACTACTTGAAGAAACAGGTACTCAGTTTTGAGGATACTGAGACCGCGGGAAAGATCATTTGGGCCTTCGCAAAGAACCGGAATGAGAGCATCCCGAACTATGAAGACTGGATTGACAGCTTTGACTTCGTCCTTCCCGTGGAAGACATTGTCACGGCTTTATATGACGCGTGGGGGAAGTCTGCGCGTCCGATCGTTGAAATAAAAAACTGACCGATGACGGCAGCCATGAGGAAGTTAGTACGGTGATGATATATAACCTCGGCATGACTTTCGGGCTGTCCGTCAGTGACATAGACAAGATGACCGTTGGAGAAGTGATTGACCTTGCGTATTACAAGATCAATCAGGACGAAGAACGGCGTGAAAAGAAAAAAGACGGTCAGCGTCCTGCAACACAGGCAGATTATGACAGTTTTTAGGAGAGAAAAATGGCATCAAATTCGACTATCAAAGGCTTGACGATTGAAATCGGTGCGAACACCACGAAATTCAGTACGGCTTTGAAAAGCCTTGAGTCGGATGCGCGGAACATCTCAAAAGACCTCAAGACTGTCAATGAAAACATGAAGCTTGACCCGTCAAACGTTGAAAAATCAGCCGACAAACTGAAACTTTTACAGGATGCCGCGAAAAATGCTTCTGCAAAAGTTGACCTTATCAAACAGGCGATCAAGAAACTGAATGAACAGGAAGCAGACAAGTCTACAGATAAATATAAAAACGCTCTGGCTGATCTTGAAAGACAGCTTGAATCCGCAGAACGGGAACAGTCTCTTGCTAATGAGCGGGTCAAAGCGTTCGGGAATGAAGCGGAAAACGCCGGGAAAGGTGCGCTGACCCTTGGTGACATCATCAAGGCTAACCTGATTTCGGGCGGTATCTCCACAGGGCTGAAAGCCATCGCGGGCTTCTTTGAAGGCATCGCCAAGAGTGCGCTGAATGCCGCGAAAAGAGTTGCTGAATTCGCGAAACAGTATGCGATGGAAGCGGTTGACATGGCTGCATCCTATGAAGATGCGTTAGGGTACTCCGAACAGGTCTTCACTGAACAGGCGGAAAGTGTGCAGAAGTGGGTGGAAACGAATTCTTCGACACTTCGTATCGGTGAAACTGATCTGATCGGGTACGTGAATGGCTTCGGCGCACTTTTCAGGACGTTTGGATACTCCGCACAGGAAGCGGAGAAAAATTCCGAAAGACTGATCGAACTTGCGGTTGACCTTCGGGCGGCAACAGGCGATGATATGAGTCAGATCATCCAGAGCCTGACATCCGGTCTGACAGGCGGTTATAAAGCATTTCAGCGGTATGGCGTTGTAGTCAATGAAGCCCGTATCAAGGCACAGGCCCTTTCAATGGGGCTTGTCAATGTCGAAGTCAATCAGCTTGAAGTGGAAAAGGCTACGCTGCGGGTAACTGAAGCCAATGCGAAAGCGGCACAGGCACTCCAGAAGCATGGCGAAGACAGCCTTGAATATCAGAAGGCTCAGATAGCTATTCAGGAAGCTGAAGAAAACCTGACAAAAGCCCTCGGCGGGAAGGAAGTGGCTCTTGATGATGTCACTAAGAAAACCGCGGTTCTGGCGATCTTGAACAATGACCTCGCATTCGCGGAAGGACAGGCAGCAAAGGAATCCGGATCATATTCGTCACAGCTTGCACTGCGGGATACTCTGATGCAGAACCTTCAGAGAAGGATAGGATCTGAACTCCTTCCGGTCTTCACCGAATTCGTCACGAAAGTCAATGAGTTTATGGAGTCGGACGCGGGCAAAGCCGTGATGGACGCTCTTGCCGAATCCGTTGGCGTTCTTGCGGGCAAGGTCATGGAAATGCTTCAGGACGAAAGTCTAATAGAATGGCTTCAGGGGCTGAAAGACGAATTACCTCAAGTCGCTGAAAAAGTCGTTGGATTCGCGGAAAATCTTGGCGAACTGATCCCAAAGGTTCTGGATCTGACTGAAAAGGTAGTCGATTTTTTTGACCGTTCCTCCAAAACCAAAGATGCCAAAGAAGCCTATGCCGAAGTTCAGAAGGAACTCCACGCCTTCGCTGAACAAGCGGGGATAGATTATAACGACCTGATCAAAGGTATCCAGGGATATGCCGAAGCGACTGATACCGATCTCGCTGACGTATATCGCAGTTGGGAGGATTATAAACCGAAAGTGCTTGAGTACATGACGGATTTAGCCACAGGCGCAGAAAAGGCACAGGGTGACGTTAGCGAATCCGTCGAACAAATGTCAACAGACGTTCAAAACGGTTTTACAGCTGTCGGGAACACGGACACGAGCGGGCTTGACAATCTGCGGGAACGGGTCAGAGGATGGGCCGATAGCATCGTTGCCTTTGGGCAGAAGGTATGGGACACGCTTTCAAGGGCTGAAGAAGAAAACAGTTTTATTGACAGCAACGGAAATGAACGCCGGTATGGTGGCGGTGTTATCAGGCGGGCAAGCGGTGGTTATGGTTTCGCCAATCAGGTATACCTTGTCGGGGATGATGCTCAGAACCGACCGGAAATCTATATCCCGAATACTGACGGTCGTTTCTTGAACGGAGACCAGACTGAAAGGATCTTGAATAATATTAGCAATAACAATTCCAGTAATTTCAACGGCGGGATCAACGTCTACGTCAATTCATACGGCATGGACTTAGCGACTGTCTCAGAAGAGTTAGGTTATGCCATTCAGCAGAAACTCAGAATGTCAGGAGCGCGGCTATGAGAGACTGGCAGACAGCTTCATCGTTCCTTTTCGGAACAACAGATATGTATCAAACCTTCGGCATCCAGATCACGGAAGACGGGATGCCACAGGAATTGCTTATGCCCGGACTTCGTCCGCGGAAGGTCA